TTGGCTCAAACCAAGCCTTGCGTTTGATTGCATCTGCACAATCTGTAAACTTATCTGCCGCTGGTGATACAGCGTCAATCGTTTTAGATGTAACCAAATTTGTGCCCACCAGCGTTGTTATCACTAACGGCTTGAACTCTAGCGGTGCTACCACCACTATTGCAACGGCTACTGTTGGTGTATACACAGGTCGTTCACAATCAGGTTCAACCATTTTGACTACCGCTGCTTTGACTAGCAACACCGGTGGCCCTTATGTAACCATTACCGCTGCAACAAACCCCAACACCGCTATATCTAACCCAACTAACATTTATGTTAACGTTGGCACTACGATTGCCGCGACTTGCGATGTGTTTGTTTACGGCTATGACCTCACATTTTTACCCTAATCTGTGAGTAAATAAGGAAAGAGCCATCCTCACAAGGGGTGGCTTTTTCTGCTTTTAAGATACAATTCAATCATTCTGTAAAGGAATCATCATGGCAAATTCACAAGCGATTGGCGTGGCATATCTTGACCAAGATATTGTTGACGCTACTTATTCATTAGTCAACAATATCACGGGACAAATGGGTTACACAACTGGTAGCCCAACAACTTCTGGCGTTTCTGTTACTCAGGCAACCAGTAAATCAACAGGCGTTACGATTAATGCCGCGGCTGGTCAAATTGTTACTAACAATGCGGCTTTAGCGGCTGGTGCAGAAGTGGCTTTTATAGTCACAAACAGCGCAGTTAGTGCATTAGATATTCCAGTTATTGCTCTTGCATCAGGCGCAACTACTGCTGGCACTTATCTATTGAGCATTGCAACTGTGGCGGCTGGCACTTTTACTGTTGTAATTTCAAACGCAAGCGCAGGCTCTCTTTCTGAGGCTTTAACGCTTAATTTTGGAATTCTTCATGTGGCGCAACTGTAATGGCTAGTTCATCTGTACAAAGAAATGCTGGCGCAACAGTAGCGTTATCAGTCACTTCTACCGCTCACTCGGCAGTTTTGATTGATGATTCTACAAATGACCAGATTAACTACACTTCATTTATCAATACGGGCGCAAGTCCTATTGCGGTGAAGTGGGGTACAACAGACCCAGGCGCACCAGTATTCCCTACTGACGGCACTAATGGTGACTTTGTTTTGCCCGCAGCGATGAATCTGCCAATGATTATTGCTACACCAACTACACCATACTATTTAACAGCAAAGTCCAATTCTGGAACTGCTGGCATTTTGTATGTAACTCCAGCCGCTGACCAATCTTAAAGGGGCGCTATGGCTAACCCTGCCAATTCTGCTGTACAGAATTTATTACCTGTACAGGCGTTATTTAACTTAGATAACACGTTTAATACCTTTATTGGTCAGGGTCAGCCGTTTTTTGCTACGTTTAATCCTATTCAGTCTGGGTTAACAATAACAAGTAGCACGATAGACAGCACGACAATCGGTGCGACTAGCCCCTCTACTGGGGTTTTTACTAATATTGCTACCACCACAGGTACGATTTCTACTTCACCAAGCGCAAACACAGACATAGCCAATAAATACTATGTTGATGCGGTTGCACAGGGGCTTGGCCCTAAAGCAGCTTGTGCAGTAGGCACGACAGTAAACATTACGCTATCTGGTCTGCAAACGATAGATACATACACGACTGTTGCGGGTGATAGGGTATTAGTAAAAAATCAAAGTTCTAGTCAATTTAATGGCATTTATGTAGCGTCTGCAAGCACATGGACACGCGCAACGGACATGGATGTATGGTCTGAAGTTGCTGGCGCGTACACAGTAATTTTGAATGGCGGTCAAGCAAATACGGGTTGGGTTTGTACTGCTACAGCAACTGGAACAATAAATGTAACGGCAATGCCTTGGGTGCAATTCTCAGCGGCATCAACTTATTTTGCTGGCACAGGGCTTACTCTAGCGTCTAACACTTTTTCAATTACAAATACTGGTGTAACTGCTGGAACGTATGGCTCGGCTACACAAACGCCAGTTTTTATTACAAATGCACAAGGTCAACTAAGTAGCGTAACAAACACAACAATAACGCCAGCAATCGGCTCAATTACTGGTCTGGGTACTGGTGTAGCCACATGGCTTGCAACGCCAACTAGCGCAAATTTGGCATCTGCTGTAACTGATGAAACGGGTAGCGGTTCATTGGTGTTTGCAACAAGTCCAACTTTGGTTACGCCTATTTTGGGTACGCCGCAATCTGGTAATTTCTCAACTGGAACATTTACTTGGCCCACCTTTAATCAAAACACTACGGGCAACGCGGCTACGGCTACATTGGCTACAACCGCCACAACTGCGACTAACCTTGCAGGCGGTGCGGCAGGCTCTTTGCCTTACCAAAGCGCTATTGCTACAACTGCAATGCTTGGGATTGGTACTACTGGGCAAGTTTTGCGTGTTACTGCTGGTTTGCCAGCATGGGGGACAGATTACACAGGAACAGTAAGTTCAATAAGTTTTACTGGCGGTTTGATTACTGTTGCCAACTCAACTACAACGCCTGCGTTAACAGTCGCTGGAACTTCTGGCGGTATTGTTTACTTTTCTAGTGCAACTACATGGGCATCTTCTGCTGTTTTAGCGGCAAATGCTTTGATGGTTGGCGGTGGTGCAGCTACTGCGCCATCGACAGTTACAACTGGAACTGGCGTTGTTACTGCTTTGGGCGTAGCGGTCGGTTCTGCTGGCGCATTTGTGGTGAATGGCGGTGCTTTGGGTACGCCATCATCAGGAACGCTGACAAGTGCAACTGGTTTGCCTTTGACAACTGGCGTAACTGGAACACTTCCTATTGCAAACGGGGGTACAAATGGAACGGCTACTCCTACTGCTGGTGGCATTGCCTATGGTAGCGGTACTGCTTACGCATTTACTGCTGTCGGCACAACCGGTCAAGTTCTAACCTCCAACGGCTCTGGCACACCCACTTGGGCAACGCCAGCGTCATCAATCACGCTATCAGACGATACAACTACTAATGCAACGCGCTATCCGCTATATGCGGCGGCTACAAGCGGAACTATTAGCACAGAATATGTATCCTCTACTAAATATCAGTTCAACCCTTCAACGGGCGTTTTAACGGCTACTGGATTTAGTGGTTCTGGTGCGGCTTTAACTTCTATACCAAATTCCGCGCTAAACAATTCAAGCGTAACGATTGGCTCAACTGCCGTAGCACTAGGTGCAACAGTAACAACATTTGCTGGTTTAACTTCAGTTACATCCACAACTTTTGTGGGCGCTTTGACAGGTAATGCAAGTACCGCAACATCTGCCACGACAGCCACAAATGCTACGAACATTGCAATTACTGACAACACAAGTTCATCTTCAACTTGGTATCCCGTAATTTCATCTGCATCCACAGGAAATGTAGGCGCTACAACATCGTCTACCAAACTAAGTTTTGTGCCAAACACAGGCGTTTTAAGCGCCACATCGTTTAGCGGGGCTGGAACTGGTTTAACAGGAACAGCATCTAGTTTATCTATTGGCGGTAATGCGGCAACGGCTACATCTGCTACAAACATTGCTGGCGGTGCAAACTTACAAATCCCATACAACACGGGTGCTGGCGCTACATCTTTTATTACCGCGCCAACCATACCAACTACTTATTTACAGTACAACGGAACTGGGTTTATATGGACAACAGCTGCTGGAGGTTCTGGAACTGTTACTTCGGTGGCGGCAAGTGTTCCATCATTTTTATCAATTAGCGGAAGCCCAATTACAACTGCTGGAACATTAGCAATTTCTTATTCTGGTACGGCTTTGCCAGTAGCAAATGGTGGTACAGGTCTTACATCTACTCCTGCTAATGGTGCTTTAAATATTGGTAATGGCTCAGGATTTACCCGTTCAACTTTAACTGCTGGTAATGGAATTAGCATTTCAAATGGTAGTGGCTCTATTACTATTACAAATTCAACAGCCCCATATAGCGCATCATATTTAATTGTTGCTGGTGGTGCTGGTGGAGGCGGTGGTATTGGAGGTGGTGGTGGTGCTGGAGGATTATTAAGTGGCACAACAGTTTTAACTGGAGGAACTACATATACAGTTGTTGTTGGTGCTGGTGGTGCGGCTGGAACAAATACTGTAAAAGGCACAAGTGGTGTTAATTCCTCTTTAACTGGAATAACTGCCGCAGTTGGTGGAGGTGGCGGTGGTGCTGGACAATCTGCCCCTAACTATGGTGGTAATTCTGGTGGTTCTGGTGGTGCTGGCGGTAATAGTGTTGCTGGCGGTTCTGGCACTTCAGGTCAAGGTTTTGGTGGTGGCACTTCAAGCGTAAGTAGCGGATTTGGTGGCGGTGGCGGTTCATCCGCAGTTGGCAACAATGGTTCAGCAAATACTGGTGGCTCTGGCGGTGCTGGAACAGCATCTTCAATTACAGGTTCTTCTGTAAATTATGCGGGTGGCGGTGGCGGTGGTGGTTATATAGGAACTGGTGGCGCAGGCGGTTCTGGTGGAGGCGGTGCTGGTACAGGTACTGATATTGCTGGTACTGCTGGAACTGTTAACACAGGCGGTGGCGGTGGCGGTGGCGGTTATGCGACTACTGGCGCTAATGGTGGTGCTGGTGGGTCAGGCGTAGTTATTATTTCTGTACCAACTTCTTATTACACAGGCACAACTACTGGAAGCCCAACTGTAACCACTAGCGGTTCTAACACAATTATGCAATTTACTGCTTCTGGGAGTTATACAGCATGAGCCATTACGCTAAAGTTGTTGATGGAATTGTTACGCAAGTTATTACTGCTGAGGCAGACTTTTTTAATCATTTTGTAGATACAACGCCTGGCGATTGGATTCAAACTTCATACAACACACATGGTGGTCAGCACAGTAATGGCGGCACACCTCTGCGTAAAAACTATGCTGGTCTTGGTTATACATACGACCGCACTAAAGATGCGTTTATTCCGCCACAACCATATCCATCTTGGACATTAAATGAAGAAACTTGTTTGTGGGATGCGCCTACTCAATATCCAACAGATGGAAAAATGTATTATTGGAATGAAGCAACACAAGCATGGATAGAAAAAACATGATTACACATACATGGAAAATACACGACATTGAGGCTACTGACGGACTGATTACAGAGGTCAAATACAGCGTGATTGCCACAGAATTAGATACTTCAGTAGAAACCGAGGGTTATTGGAAGTTTGGTGACCCCGTTCTACAAAAGCCATTTGAACAAGTTACAGAGGAAGATGTAATCGCTTGGCTACGCGCTGACTCTATGCAAAACGGCAAAAATATCATAGAATCACGCTTAGAAGAGCAGGTAATAGCCTTAGAAAAACAGAAGGTTATTCCACCATGGCTTCCACAAGTTTTTACGCCAAATTTGGGATAAACCATGACTCAGCCCATCGACATTATTAGCAGAGCATTAAAAGACATTGGTGCTTTGGAGGCTGGCGAAACTCCGACTTCAGAAGCTGCCACAGACGCTTTAGATATGCTCAATGACCTCATAGACCAATGGTCTAACGAGGACATGATGGTATACAACACGACTGAGATTATTTTTCCAGTCATTGCGGGTCAGACCCAATACACGATTGGCCCAGTCGCTTCTACCGCCAACTTCATTGGTGCGTCTTTTACAGGCTCAATTACTGGTGATGTACTTACTGTTACCGCCATCGGCTCTGGCGCTGTGGCACAAGGGCAAACCCTTAGTGGCACTGGAATCACATCTGGAACGAAGATTGTGGACTTTCTGACGGGCGCTGGCGGAAACATCAACGAAGTCGGAACATACAAACTCAACATTAGCCAGACAGCTGCATCGACAACGATAACCGCTTACTACGAAAAGCCATTACAGATTAACTCTGCTTTTGTGCGGATTAACACATCATCTAATGGTCAGCCTATTGTGAACGGGGGATTGGATTACCCAGTTTCTGTTTTGGCACTACAAGATTACGAGATGATTGGTTTAAAGACGCTAAATGGCCCTTGGCCAAAGGCGATTTACTTTAATCCTGGCGCAGATACGGGTAACTTGTTTGTGTGGCCAAACCCTTCTCAGGGTGAGATGCATTTGTTTGCTAACACCATATTTAGCAGATACGACACTTTGTACGACAACATCGTGTTGCCACAAGGCTACTCAATGGCTCTCAGATGGTGTTTAGCAGAGCGTTTAATGCCAATGTACGGCAAAGCATCGCCTGTTCAAATACAAATGATTAACGCTTATGCAGCTCAAGCCAAAGCAACCCTAAAGCGCAACAACATGAGTCCGTTGCAAGTAGCAAGATACCCAGACGCTTTGATGAACTCACGCAGTAAAGATGCTGGCTGGATTCTTACGGGCGGATTCGTATAAATGGCAGATTTTGGCTTTGTTGGCCCTTCCTACCCTGCCGCATCGGTTTACCAAGACTCGAATGAGTGCATCAATTTCTTGCCAGAAGTTGACCCGCTCAAACAGCCTGGTGACCGAGGCGTGGTGGCGTTATATCCAACGCCTGGTCTAACTATTAAAGCCATTTTGCCAAACCAGCAGGAAGTTAGAGGTTTACGCACACTTTCTGGTGGCACAAGGATGCTTGCTGTTTGTGGTGCTTATGTGTATGTTTTTAACAACACATTAAATCCTACCATGATTGGTCAGTTAAACACGACTACTGGTCGCGTAACCATCTCTGATAACGGAATTAACGCTTACATCGTAGACGGAACATATCGCTACACATGGCGTATATCTACTGTAACTGCAGCTGTGTTTACAGGCTCTACATCTGGCACGACTTTAACTGTTACCAGCATAAAGTCTGGAACTTTGGCTGTCGGTCAAAACCTTTTTGCTGTTGGCGCGTTACAGGAAACAGTTATAACGGCTCTTGGAACAGGCTCTGGCGGTACGGGTACATACACCATAGGGTTATCACAATCAATCGCTTCTAGCCAGATGTATACATCAAGCCCAGGCGCGGTGGTTACAGCTGCTATATCTGGGACTACGTTAACTGTTGCATCTGTTGCAAGCGGTACTTTGTATGTTGGTCAGACTATTCAAGGTGCTGGCATAACCTCTCAAACCATCATTACTGCGTTGGGAACAGGTACTGGTGGCGCTGGAACTTACACAGTAAATAACTCACAGACAATCGCATCTATCACGATGTACGCCCT